TCGCAGCGGTCGATGTGCGCAGTGCGGCCCGCGATGCCAGGCGGATTTGCGAAGGCGTAACCGGGGGGAGGGGGGTCGCTCAGTCGAGCGCGGGTCACGCCATCAATCGGTCCCTGCCCCATAGTATACATATATTTACGCAACGCGAAGCAACCCCGTAGCCAATGGGCCTGAACAACGAGATTACGTTTGCGAATGAGGTCGTGCCTGATTTCGGGGTACGCTGGGTGGACGCTGGGGCGGTGGTGGCGAAGATGAAGGAGGAAGGGGCGGACGAGGAGGAGCTGCGCGAGTACCTGGAGGTGGTTGAGGACCTGGAGGCGAAGCAGCAGGAGGATTTGACGCGGTACGGGTGGAGGCTGGATAGCTGGGAGCGGGTGATGGCGAACTGGGGGAAGAAGTCGTTGCATGTGGTGCTGGGCGGTAATCGGGCGACGAAGACGCACTTCATGGCGAGGTTGGTGGTGGACTTGGCGCAGAAGGTGGAGGAGGCGGAGATTTACTGCTTCCACACGAGTGAGCGGAGGTCGATTGACGACCAGCAGCGGTTCGTGTGGGAGGCGTTGCCGGCGAAGTACAGGGAGATTGGGCGGGTGCGGGGGAAGAACTACAATTTGCAGTATTCGCAGGCGAACGGGTTCGTAGGGAGCAAGCTGATTTTGCCGCCGAGGGAGGGGAGCGAGGAGAAGCGGGGAAGTGCGATCTACTTTTACAATTACAACCAGTACAAGCAGGACGACCGGATGAGCGAGGGGTGGAAGGCGCATCTGATTTGGGGGGACGAGGAGATGCCGGTGGACTTGTATGCGACGCTGTTGTCGCGGTTGACGGACTATCGGGGGCGGATGGTGTTGACGTTTACGACGGTGGCGGGGTGGACGCCGCTTATTGCGCGGATTTTGGGGCGGGTGCGGACGGTGGAGGAGAGGTGGGCGCAGTATGTGCAAATGCGGTTGCCGGTGATGCAGGAGAGCTTCAGCCAGTGGGATTGTAACGTGTACTACTTTTGGACGGAGGATAACCCGTTCGTACCGGTCGAGGACTTGGTGAAGAAGATGCGGGGGAGGCCGCTGGGAGAGAGGCTGGCGAGGCTTTACGGGGTGCCACAGAAGAGCGCGATGACGGTGTTCCCGAAGTTTGGGGACTGGAATGTGGTGCCGCATATGAAGCTGCCGTGGCTGCGGGAGGGCGGACAGGGGGCGGAATATCCGTGTACGCGGTACATGGTGGTGGATGGGGCGGGGGCGAGGAATTGGTTTATGCTGTGGGTGGCGGTGGATGCGGCGGGGGTGTGGTGGGTGTATCGGGAGTGGCCGGATGTGGCGGGGGTTGGGGAGTGGATTTTGCCGGGGCCGAAGCCGGGCGGGGCGAAGGGGCCGGGGCAGAGGTCGCTGGGGCTGGGGACGCAGGAGTATGTCGAGGTGGTGCGGAAGCTGGAGGGGGGGGAGGAGATTTTCGAGCGGTACATTGACCCGAGATTTGCGGGGACGGAGAAGCAATTGAAGGAAGGGACGACGACGCCGGCAGAGGAGTTGAGCGAGTTGGGGATGGATGTGCTGCCGGCTCCGGGCGTGCAGGAGGACGCGGGGTTGCAGGTGTTGGGGGGAATGCTGGCGTGGGACGAGAGCAGGCCGATGGACGTGACGAACTCGCCAAAGATGTTCGTGAGCGACCGATGCCAGAATTTTATTGCGTGCATGAAGGAGTATACGGGCACGCAGGGGAAGGACGAGGCGAGCAAGGACCCGGTGGACTGCGCGAGGTATTTGGCGGTCGCGAAGATCGAGTACGTCGAGGCGGGTGCGGGGGTCGTGCAGGCGACGAGCGGGGGGTATTAGCGTGGCCGAAAATTTAACGACTTAAACATGCAAACAGCTCAATACGAAGGTGCGGCCGAAGAGGCCAAGGTAGTCCGGGACGATGTGCCCGATGTGGAGGATGTGTATGCGGAGTACCGCAAATGCGTGAACGACTTCGACAGCTACACGACGATGCTTAACCGCAACTACGATGCGCGGCATTGTCGTTGGCCGGGGCAATCGGCGGACCAGCGGAAGCGGTCGCGGGTTACGAATGGGGTGGCGAAGAAGCCGTTCCCGTGGGACGGGGCGAGTGACTTGAAGGTGGCGGTGGTGGACGAGCTGATTGCGGACGCCGTGGCGACGGACCTGGTGGGGCTGTCGGGGGCGAACATCAGGGCGCAGCCGGTGGGGATGGACAATTTGGGGAAGGCGACCTTGGCGACGCACTTCATGCGCTGGCTGCTGGACGGCGAGATGCGCGAGAAGGACGACGAGGCAGAGTTGGTCAGCCAGACGCGGCACGAGGGGGGCGTCGGGGTGATGAAGGTGTTCTGGTCGCAGAAGGTGCAGCGGGTGGCGCGGGAGGTGACGATGGATGAGTTGGCGGCGCAGTACCCGATGCTGGGCGAGGCGATGGCGGCGGGGACGCTGGACGACGAGATTGCGGCGATGCTCGTGCAGGTGTTCGGGACGGAGGATATGCCGGTCAAGAAGGCGCGGGCGAAAGCGATGGTGACTGAGCTGCGGGAGAAGGGAAAGGCGGTCATCCCGGCCAAGCAGAGCGTCGAGGCGAGGCCCAAGATTAAGGCGCTGACGCCGGGGGTGGATGTGTTCTTCCCGCTCAATACGGCGTGCTTGCAGGACGCTTCGGCGATCTACGAGCGCGTGTGGATGTCGCCGGCGCAGTCGCGGGAGCGCGTGCACACGGACGGGTGGGACGAGGATTACGTGGAATACGTGGCAACGCGGTGTACGGGCGAGGTCGAGGGCGACACGATCAACAGCGAATACCGCTACGACACGGCGCGCATGGGATACGCGGGGGCGGACGACAACACGCGGCAGGGGATGATCGAGTGGATTTACGCGTACCGGAAGCGCAGCGACGAGAATGGCGTGCCTGGGGTGTATGTGACGATCTTTTGTCCGGGGGCGAGCAAGGGCGGCGAGGAGCCGGTTGCGGGCGAAGGCTACGCAAAGCAGGAGCTGCTAGGCTATCGGCATGGATGCTATCCCTTCGTGGCGTTTGCGCGGGAGCGGATCAGCCGGTGCTTGCTGGACAGTCGCGGAATCCCGGAGATGGCGGCAGGTTGGCAGAACGCGATCAAGGTCGAGATGGACAGCCGAATCGACACGGCATCGCTTGCGACGTGCCCTCCCCGCTTCCATCCGACTGGGCGTGAGCCTGCGGACTGGGGGCCGGGCGTCAGTGTGCCGACGCGGGCGGGGCGCGCGGACTACGGATTTCTGGAGGGACCACCGTTCCCGAATCATTCGATTGAGGTGCAGGCGGCGCTGATGAAGATGACGCGGCAGCACTTCGGGCGCGTGACGGATGCGTTGGACGCGGCAGAGGCCGCAAAGAAGACGCAGAAGCAAGTCAACCGTTTTCTGTGGCCGTGGCGCGAGGTTATGGAAATGATCTGGGCGCTTTACCAGCAGTATGGCCCGGAGGAGGAATTTTTCCGCGTGGTGGGCGCGACGAGCGAGCAGGCGATGCAGTACAAGAAGGCGGACTTCCAGTCGAAGTATTCCTTCTGGTTCTCGTTCGACGTGCTGGATCTGGACCCCGAGCGCATCATGCTGGGGCTAGAGAAGCTGGGGCCGATCATGGCGCAGTGGGATGCGGGCGGTCAGCTCAACAAGGAGGAGGTGTTGAGGATGTTCGTTGCGCGGGTGTTCGGACCGGTGGCGGCGGACAGGCTGATTCTGCCCAAGGAGACGGCGGTCGATAAGGAGGTGAAGGAAACGCAGAACGACATCGCGAAGATGGCGGCTGGCGTGGACATCGACCCGCCGATGAACAGCGCAACGCAGGTCCGGCAACAGGTGATCCAGCAGTGGCAGCAAGGGAGCCAGGATAACCCGGCGACGGACGTGCAGCAGAGGCTGGCGACGGACGAGGCGCTCAAGAAGCGAATCGAGAAATACACCAAGCAGTTGCAGTTCCAAGAGCAGCAACGGCAGAACGCGCAGATTGGGAGGCAGGGAGCAGCTCCGGCGTATTCGTAAACTTTATGGCAAAGGCAACAGAGCCGCCTACCCAGACGGAGCTGGCCATTGCGGTGCTGGAGCTGGCGAGGAATCGCCATTTCCACACCGTCATGCGCTACCTGCGGGCAGAGCGGGAGGATTTGATCTACTGCATGACGAGCAGCATCGGCGACCAATCCGAGCGGCTTGGCTACGTGAGCAGACTCGCCGGGGGTGTCACTGCCCTGTCGGCTGTTTTGGACCAGTTTATATCGTTAAGCAAAACGCTTGACGGCACCGGAATTGAGGGCTTTGCTGCGGACACTGACCAAGGTGTGCAGTCCAAGGCCCCGTAAAAAGGAGACTTATGGAAACGCAGCAAGGCAGTGAACAGACCATTGTAGCTGAACAAGAACTCAGCGGGGCCGACTCGGCACTGCCCCAGAACAACGAGGCCGCTGGACAAGAGGAGACGGCGGAAAACAAGGGTCTGACGATAGAAGATTTGGCGAAACGCTTTTCGAGCGAAGCCGCAGAGGCGAAGAAGCCGAAGCAGGCACCTCCGAAAGCGCAAGAGGCTCAATCCGACACGGAAGACACGGCAGGGTCCGAGGACCAGAATGCGCCAAATGAGACGCAGGCGCAGGACGGCTCCACGGAGGCTCAACCGGAAGACGATCTTTCACAGTTTAGCGAGAGTGTGCGCAAGAAGATTGGCAAATACAGCTTCAAGCTCAAGCAGGCTGAACACGAATTGACGCAGGTAAAGGCGAAGGCTCAAGAGGCCGAGCAGTTACGGGCGCATTTGGCGACCATGCAGGCGGAACTGGCGCGAGTCAGTGCGCAGCAGCAGCAGGCGGTGAGCGGCGCGGAGCCTGGAGACGTGGACAAGGCGGCTGACGAAGCTACGTTGTCGCGAATCGAAGGGTCGGCTAGCGAGGCAATCCGGTTCTACGAGCGCAATCGGCGCTTGATCGACCGGGCGGCATTGCAGGGCGAGGAATCCGTGCAGATTGGAGAGAAGACGTATTCGATTTCCGATTTGGAGAACGGATACGATTATGCCAAGAGGCTGAAGGAGGAGCGAATCCCGGAACGGCGCAAGACGGTGCAAGCCCAGCAGGCGGTCAAGCAGCAAAGTTTGACGTTTGCGCAGCAGGCTGTGCCGGCAATGTTCCAACCGGGGACGCCGGAATCGAATCTGGCAGTCGGATACTTGAACAGTAACCCGAAACTGCGGGACTTCGAGGATTCGCCAAGACTTCTAGCACTCGCCATCAGGGGCTATCAGGCTTTGGAAAAAGAGGCCGCAGCCGCAGGCAAGGGCAAGACCGACGGGGCTCCGCAAAAAGCGAAGCCGGTCGAGAAGGCCCCCAATCTGGAGGGTGGCGGGTTGGCACCAACACGCGCATCTCGCGATAACGAAGGGACGGCTGCCAAACGGCAGGCGTCGGAAGCATTGAATCGTCTAAAGTCGAGTGGTTCCCAGTCGGATTTAGCAGCATTTTTCAAAAAAGCGTCTCGTTAGCGGCAATGCCGCACGAGCAAAATGGCTTCAGCAGGAACACAAAATATCAACGATACCAACCACGAAGACTTCTCCGATGTGATGAAGATCGTGGAACCGGAGAAAACCCCTTGGTTTTCTTCTCTTCGCAAGGGCAAGAAACCCACCAACGTTTACCACGAATGGCCCCTGGACTCGCTCGCCGATGTGCGCGTGCAGTCTGTGGCCGAAGGGCATGACCCTGCCGAGTTCCTGAACAAAGGCGTTAATCGCCAGCGTATCGGGAATTTCGTCACGATCATGGAGGAAGGCTGGCACGTCACCGACTTGCAGATGCTTTCCAATCCGGCGGGCGTGGACGACATGGCGGCGGACGGCAAGGCGAAAGCGATGTCGGAATGGAAGCGCAACTGCGCTGCCCGTTTCGGTGGCGACTACGAGTTGAAGGACGGCACGGCGGGGACCAACTACGAGTCTCGCGGGCTGGGCAACTGGATCAGCAACAGCGCGCAATCGCTGCGGCCCGTTCCCTCTGCCTACCGCACGCCAGCACCTTCGATCAACACGACCGCCACGGGATCCCTTGCGGAAGCCGACGTGAACGACGTGCTGACGAGCGTATTCCAGCAGGGCGGAAACCGGGTGACTGGTTCCGTCTATGCAAACGTCAACTGGAAGGTGGGCCTTTCCCGGTTCGCCCGCCAGACGATCCAGAATCTCAACTACCGCATCAACGAGGATGCTTCGACGAACAAGATCACGCGCAACGTGACCGTGTACGAGGGCGACTTCGGCACCGTCAACGTCGTGCCGGATCTGTTCATCGGATACGGTGGCACCGACGCCTCGCGTCTCGCCCGCGCCTACTACAGCGA